ACCGCGCTTTCTCATGCGAGGCCCACAAGGCCGAGCGGTCCCGGCTATGGTGCGTTTGCTTTTGTAGGGCTGCCCGTTTCAGAGGGCCGCGTTTGAATCGCATTATAAGTACTGTCTCCGGTGCGATCTCTGCATGGAGAGCTTTGAAGGAGCGGGTTCCTTTGTCCCCCAGGTTGCTTTGCCTCGTGTCCCCCCCGCAGCTCCGTCAGTCCCCAGTCTGCCGTGGAGTAGCGTCGGTGAGATAGCTATATTCATCTTTGTTGCAGTGCTAGCGCTTTACTTGCTTTGGATCTGGGTGGTGAGAGATTGTCTCTTCGTTGTTAAGGCTCGCCAAGGCGGATCAACGGAGGAGCTGCAGTTCGGGCCCAGGGAGCGCCCACCTGTCCCTGCTGGTGACAGGCCTCCTTTGCCTCCGGCTGTATCGGTTGCTACTACCAGTGAGACTAGACCTTTCTCGGTCTAGTCGGCCTTCAGCATGCCTCTTACCGCCGGGAAACGGAAGAGGTCAGGTGATGCGTCCAGTTCTAAGGTTGCTCGGCCGAAGCTCGGGCGTTCATCTGCCGCCCGTGCTGGTAAACCTAGTACTAGGGCTCGTCCATCCCTGCAGATCCAGACGCTTCAGGCGGCTGGACAGTCAATGATATCTGTCCCGTCTGGTGGCGTTTGTGATTTGCTTGGCTCGTTTGCCCGAGGATCCGATGAGGGCAACCGCCACACCAACGAGACTGTAACATACAAGGTAGCCCTCGACTATCATTTCGTGGCTACTGCAGGTGCCTGCAAGTATTCAAGTATCGGCACTGGCGTGGTGTGGTTGGTGTATGACGCACAGCCTCAGGGGAACTGTCCCCAGGTAAAGGATATTTTCCCGCATCCTGATTCCTTGAGCGCCTTCCCGTATACCTGGAAGGTTGGAAGAGAGGTGTGCCACCGGTTCGTGGTGAAGCGGCGATGGCTGTTCACGATGGAGACCAACGGGAGGATTGGTTCGGATACCCCTGGCCCTACCAGTTGCTGGCCCCCGTGCCGCAAGAACATTTACTTCCACAAGTTTGAAGCCGGCTTAGGGGTGAAAACGGAGTGGAAGAACACTACAGGCGGAGACGTCGGTGACATTAAGAAGGGTGCCCTGTATATTGTAATTGCCCCAGGCAATGGGCTCGAATTCACCGTGCATGGTAATGCTCGGTTGTACTTTAAGAGTGTTGGGAATCAGTGAGTCCCATGAATAATAAAACTTGTTTTAATATTTGTATGATTATTACGCCGAAGGCGTTGAATTACACAGTCCGCCGATGGGCGGACAGAAAATACACACAAACCAAAATAGGCGGTCAGATCGTGGCGGATAAGGGATAGCGAAGGAAAAAAATAAAACAAACCAAACTGACATTATTACATTGGTCGGCGCTCAGACTTCGATAGAAGGATGGGCTGTAGCTGACACCGCTGGCCCGCCGAAGAACCGTTCACCCGGTTCAAGGATGTATACAGTGCAGTTTGCATTGAAATAGTCCTGCTGTGCAGGCGTCATGTCCTTCAGCCAATCCTCATCCACATTGGCAAGCACTATTGTGGGGATGCTTTTCTTGGCCACCTTCTTGCGTTTCCCATATTTAGGGTTTACAATGTAATCTTTTTGGCAGCCAATTAACTGCTTCCAACATGGACAGAACTTGAAAGGGATGTCGTCTATGATGTTGAAGACTGCGTCCTCGTCGTATGAGGTCCAGTCGACGTTGTTCTGCCAGTAATTATGTCGTCCCAGGCTTCTGGCCCAAGTGGACTTTCCTGTTCTTGTTGGGCCGAGGATGTAGAGGCTCTGCTTCCTTGTTCCTGGAATATTCTGGATGTATGAGACATCCATTCGAGGTCAAAGGCTGCATCTTCAAGGCTTAAGCAGTCTGGATTCAGGAGCATGTATGCTTGGGGACTAACCTGGTATATGTTGGTGTAAACCCAGGACTGGATAGTTTCCCCATCTTGGAGCTGTGGTGCTGTAGGTGGATGTGGGTTGGTGTACGTTTCCTGTATCTCAGGAAACAGTCTGTTGGCTGAATACTCAAAGTATTGTAGCTTGGTTGCCCATTCGTAAGGGAGTGCCTTCTGTATCATAGAGAGGTACTCTTGCTTTGAGGTGGAGTGTTCGATGATATCTCTCACGATATCATCCTTGGATTGCTTAGTGGTGTTCCCCTCTGAGGTAGAGCCAAGGAAGGTTTTCTTCCTTGGTATGAATGTACCTCTCTCCCACACCTTCAGTGGGTTCTTCAATACGTAATCCCTTACCTTGTTAGCACTCTTTGCAGCTTGTATGTTGGGGTGGTAGTCTTCGATGTCGAAGAACCTTTCATCATGGGTGTAGACAGGCTTGACGCTCTGAGCTAAGGCATGCAGATGCCATGACCCATCTTGATGAGCTTCCCTACTCACCACGATGTATGCAGGAGTCCATGACTCTAAGAGACTCCATAGCACCAGACCTACGACTTCAGGCTCTAAGGTGCAGTGAGGGTATGTCAGGAAGGTGTTGACATTGCGGTGCTTGAAGCGACGCGTAGGAGCTGAAGGCACAGTTGATGCTATGCTCGACATCTCTACTGCTGGTCTGGAATGGAGGCTCCCAACAAACTCTCCTACGGTTTGCGAATCGAAATAACGCACAGCTGCTGCTTTATAGTACTCTAGGTGGGTTGGGCCTAATGAGTTTTTGGGCCGCAATGAGAAAGCGCAAACCAATAATATT